CGTGATGGCCTGCCCAGGCTCAGTGGCCTTGGTGCAGAAGATGCCGCCCAAACCCAGCAACAGCCACGCCGACCAAGGCACGCTGCTACACAACGCCATCAGCGCCATCTTGGAAGACCAAAGCGTTGACGTGATCGGCACGCAATACAAAGACCAAGTGCTGACGCAAGACCTCTACGACGAGAAGATCATGGTGGGCCTGTCGTTGCTTGATGAAGTAGACCCTGAAAAGACAATGGAGTACGAAGTCGAGACGCGTGTTGGCTTTGGTGATCTGCTGCCAGGTGTCTTTGGCTCGACCGACCTGATGGGCCGCATCGGCAGTAAGGCGATCATTCTTGACTGGAAGTTTGGCACTGGCGTTGCCGTGTCGGCTGAAGAAAACGAGCAGTTGATGTTCTACGCTGCTGCCGCCATGCGTACTCTTGAAGCGCAGTGGGTGTTTGACGGCGCAACAGAAATCGAACTGATCATCATCCAGCCGCCAGAGATCAAGCGCTGGACGACCACCCGCGCCCGTATCGAACAGTTTGAGCGTGATTTGGTCAAGGCGGTCACCGCAGCCGGTCTGGCTGACGCGCCCCTGAAGAACGGCGACCACTGCCGCTGGTGCAACGCAAAGCCGGTGTGCCCCATAATGACCGGCGCTGTTGATCGGGCGGTTGCCATCAAAATGGACGCGATAGACGTTGACAAGATCGGCGCGTATCTACACAATGCAGACCTCTTGGAAGCGTGGATCAAAGACCTTCGCGCGCTGGCCGAGGAGATGATGAAGAAGGGCAAGCCCGTCAAGGGCTGGAAAGTAGTGCCCAAACGGGCCACAAGATCGTGGGTCAAGGAAGAAGACGCGGTGCATTGGCTTGACGGCAAAGGTTTCGAGTCTAAAGACATCTACAGCAAAGAATTACTCAGCCCTGCTCAAATGGAGAAGGTGCTGAAAAAGAGCAAGTTGACACTGCCGCCCGAACTTGTGGTGGCGGTGTCTTCAGGCACCACAATTGCACCGGAGAGCGATCCTCGGCCAGCAGTTGTACTAATCGGGCAGCAGTTAAACGCTGCTCTTTCTAAAATAATGTAAAGGTAAAATATGTTAACTGTATTTAAATCCGCTGGCCTTCCAGCAGTCTCCTCCCTCGCTACTTCCCTGCGTTCTATCCAAGCCGATGTTGGCCCAGCCGGCGTTGTCATCCTCAAGATGGACAAGACCGGCCATTGGGTGTTCGGCGCTGATCAGACCGAAGTCGAAGACGAAGCCACTTGGGCCGTCAATCCTTTCTCGTTCGTCCACGGCTTTATCGCTTGGGGTGACGGTGAAGTGTTGGGCGAGAAGATGGCAAGCGTAAGCCAGCCATTGCCTGAACTCGACATTGCACCGCCGAGCGCCAAGAAGGGCTGGGAGACGCAAGTCGGCATGTCGCTCAAGTGCTTGTCTGGTGAAGACAAGGGCATGGAAGCGCGGTTCACCACCACATCCGTGGGCGGTAAGCGCGCCGTGCAAGCCTTGGCAGTCGCCTTGGCCGAGCAAGTCGAGAAGGATCAGACCAAGCCAGTGGCTATCATCAAGCTGAAGAAAGACCACTACGCGCACAAGTCATACGGCAAGATTTACACGCCGGTCTTCAGCGTGGTCGAGTGGGTTGGTATGGATGCGGATGAAAAGCCCGCAGAGGCTGAAGCTGTACCCGCTGATGAAGCGCCAGCACCAGCCGGACGCCGCCGCCGCGCAGCGTAAGCCTTTCCTGATGCCCATTCGCAAGAGTGGGCATTGGAAAATGCTCTACTTAGATTTTGAAACCCGCAGCCACTGTGACCTTAAAAAGCACGGCGTCTACAACTACGCCCAACACGCATCGACCGAGGTGCTGTGCATGTCATACGCCTTTGACGATGGCGAGGTGCAGACTTGGCTACCCAGCCAGCCGTTCCCCGATGAAGTGCGCCAGTACGCCGGCCTGATCTACGCCCACAACGCCGCCTTCGAGCGCTTGATCTTCTGGTATGTCTTGCAGATCAACTTCAAGCTGGAACAGTTCTATTGCACCGCCTCGCAGGCCAGAGCCAACTGCGCGCCTGGCTCGCTTGAGGACGCTGGCCGGTTTGCCGGCGCCAGCATGAAGAAAGACCATCGTGGAAGTCAGTTGATCCGGCTGCTGTGCGTGCCGCCGTTCCGTGAGGACGCCGCCCTTATGGCCGAGATGGTGGCCTACTGCGAACAGGACGTGCGCGCCATGAGGGCCATCAGCCAAGCCATGCGGCCACTGTCAGAGCAAGAACTGTCTGACTATCACGTCAACGAGCGCATCAACGACCGTGGCGTGCTGGTGGACGCCCCGCTGTGCGCCGCTGCTGTGCGCTTTGCCGCCGCTGAGACAGAAGAAATCCAGCAGATCGTGGCCGAGGTGACCGAGGGTCAGATCACCAGCGTTCGCTCACCTAAGATGCGCGAGTGGGTGCTGGAGCGCGTAGGCCCAGAGGCCAAGAAGCTGATGTGGACTGGCGAGAAATATTCGATTGACAAGACTGTGCGGGCTAACTTGCTTGCGATGGAGAACCACGATGAGATTCCGGCCCATGTTGCGGACGTTATTCAATGCGCGGACGACCTCTGGGCGTCTTCGGTTGCGAAATTCAGTCGCCTTGAACAGCTTGCCGATGAGGAGGATCACCGAGTCCGAGGCGCTTTCGTTTTTGCTGGAGGGTCTGCCACCGGACGTGCATCAAGCTATGGCGCACAGGTTCACAACTTTACCCGCAAATGCGCCAAAGACCCTGATGAAGTACGCAACGCTATGGTGCGCGGACACACAATCACACCAAGATTTGGAAGACGCATTACGGATGTTCTCAAGGGAATGCTCCGGCCCGCACTGATCGCCAAGCCTGGGCATGTCCTGATTGCCTACGACTGGTCGGCCATTGAGGGCCGCGTGCATCCGTGGCTGTCCAAGTGCCCCGCCGGCGAGGCCAAGCTGGACGTGTTCCGCTCCGGCCTTGACCCGTATAAAGTCAATGCCACGGCCACCTTTCGTGTGCCTTACGCCGAGGTGTCCGGCGATCAGCGCCAAGTCGGCAAGGTGCAAGAGTTGGCCCTTGGTTTTCTGGGCGGGGCTGGCGCCTTTGAGGTGTTTGGCCGCGCCTACGGCATACACCTGTCCGGCGCAGAAGTCCAGCGCGCCGTGGACGGCTGGCGTAGGGCAAACCCTTGGGCCATGCAGCACGGCAGCGCCTTGGAGGGCGCCTACATGCGTGCCATGCGAAATAAAAACCATGAATTTAGCGCGGGTCGGGTTACCTACATGTTTGACGGCCAGATGCTCTGGTACAGTCTTCCTTCCGGCAGGGTGCTGTGCTATCCCAACGCCAAATTCGATGACGAAGGCAATGTGACCTACACCAAAGCTGCTTGGAAACCCGCCGCCGATGCCAAAGAATGGCCGCGCGCCCGCCTATGGCGCGGCTTGGCTTGCGAGAACATAACGCAGGCCGCAGCCCATGACATCTTGCGCCATTCCCTGCGCCAAATAGATGATGTCGTCCTACATGTACATGATGAGATCGTTGTCGAGTGCCCAGCCGAGCAGGCCGAGGCGGTCGGCGCGGCCATGCACCGCGTCATGTGCGAACCACCAGCTTGGGCCGATGGCCTGCCGCTGGCGGCAGAAGGTGTCACTACAACAAGGTATTCATGAAACATGTCATTGGATTAAGTGGCGGCAAAGATTCGACCGCCTTGGCGCTGCGGCTGATGGAAGTCGAGCCGCGTGAGTACGAACTTATCTGCAACGCCACCGGCAACGAGTTGCCTGAGATGGTTGACCACTGGGCCAAGCTAGAGCAGATGCTAGGCCTGCCGATTAAAAAAGTTGGTCACAAGACAGACCTGTACGGCCTGATTGACGAGATGCAAATGCTGCCAAACTTTCGCGCCAGATGGTGTACGCGCATCCTCAAGATCGAACCGACTATTGAGTATTTTGAATCGCTGCCTGAAGGTTCGGTCTTGTATGTGGGCCTGCGCGCTGACGAAGAAGCCAGGCGCGGCATCTACGGCGAAGACATGAAAATCAGGTTTCCGATGCGTGAGTGGGGCTGGAACGAAGCAAAGGTTTGGGCGTACTTGGCCGAGCGCGGCGTGTCGATACCGCGCCGCACTGACTGCGCCGTGTGCCCCTATCAGCGTCTGGGCGAGTGGCGTGACTTGTGGCGTGACTACCCAGAAGAATATGCCAAGGGCGTGGCCGTGGAGGAGAAGTTGGGGCACACCTTCCGGTCGCCGCAGCGCGACACTTGGCCGGCATCGCTTAAAGAGTTGGCCGTAGAGTTTGAAAGTGGCCGCAAGATTCGCGGTGATGGTAACGCGGCGACTTGCCGCGTCTGTTCACTGTAATAAAAAAGCCCCCGTGGATTAGACGGGGGCTAACTCAACTTCAAGGAGAGAACAACATGATCGAGTTTATAGCATCTTTGGCCCCCGAGGGCGAAACAGCCCTGATAGTCAGGCAAAAACCCAAATTAAAAGACGGAGCGTTGGATTTTCACGCCGATGGGGCTGTCAAGGCCACCTGGCCGGCGTTCTTGCCCAGCCATAGAACCAAGGCCGGCGAGTCGTGGTACGGCAACACCGCCTCGTTTATCGTGGAGCGCTTCAAAGACGGTCATGTCAGCGCCAGCGCGGCGAACTGCGAGTACATCTTGGTGATGATGCTGGACGACATAGGCACCAAGAGCAAGACGCCGCCCCTGCCGCCGACATGGATCATGGAGACATCAGCCGGCTCGTTTCAGTGGGGCTACGCTTTCAACGAGCAGCCCACCAAGGGCGAGTTCAGCGCGGCCATCAAGGCCATCGCAGACGCTGGCTATACAGACCCTGGCGCCATCAATGCCGTGCGTAACTTCCGTCTGCCTGGCTCGGTTAACCTGAAGCCTGGCCGTGATAACTTTGAAGCCCGTCTAGTTGAGTTCCACCCAGAGCGTGACTACAGCCTGCCCGAGATATGCGCGGCGCTGGGCGTGACGCCAGCCGCTGCTGACAGCCTGACCCTGCGCCCGATCCGCATCAGTGACGATGGCGCTGATGATGTGCTGGCGTGGCTGTCAGCGCAGGGGCTGCTGCTGTCCAAACCGAACCAAGAGGGCTGGGCCGGCGTGATCTGCCCCAACAGTGAGCAGCATAGCGATGGCAACCCAGAGGGGCGCTACATGCCCGCCAATCGGGCGTACTGCTGCCTTCACGGCCACTGCGTTGATCTGGATTCTCGCACCTTCCTAGAATGGGTCGGCGCCAATGGTGGCCCCAAGCACACGCCCGGGCTGCGTGAAGAACTGTTCACGGCCGCAATGGAGGGCGCGCTTGCCAAGCTGACCCCGAACGACGTCTTCACAGACGAAGCCGCCGAGCGCATCGCCGAAGTCGAGCGCAAAGAGTTGGGCCGCGTCGAAAAGGCCGAATGGTATGACCGCTTCGCCTACATTCAAGACGACGAGTCCTACTTCGACATGCGCGACCGCCGCGAAATCTCCCGCCAGACCTTCAATGCCCTGTTCAGGCACATCAGTTGCAAGTCAATTCACACCGGGCGCAAAATCGAAGCGTCGGTCTGCTTCGATGAGAACCGGCAAGAAAAGGGCGCCAAAGCATTGGTCGGCATCACCTACGCCGCCGGTGAGTCGGTCCTGGTCAGCCGCGACGGCGACATCTACGGCAACCGTTGGCGCGACGCCCGCCCGCCGGTGGCCGCTGGCGACATCACCCCGTGGCTGGACCACTGCCGCAAGCTGGTACCCGACGCCAGCGAGTTAGAGCATATTTTCGATGTGATGGCGTTCAAAGTGCAGCACCCCGAGATCAAGATCAATCATGCCGTGTTGCATGGCGGTGACCAGGGCAGCGGCAAAGACACCATGTGGGCGCCGTTCATCTGGTCAGTGTGCGGCCCCCACCTGAAGAACCGGGGCCTGTTGGATAACGACACCATGAGCAGCCAGTTTGGCTACGCTCTCGAGTCTGAAATTTTAATTTTGAACGAGTTGAAAGAACCCGACGCCAAGGAAAGGCGCGCGCTAGCCAACAAACTGAAGCCGGTCATTGCAGCGCCGCCCGACATGCTGTCCGTCAATCGTAAGGGTTTACACCCATACCAGATGGCGAACCGCATGTTCGTGCTGGCGTTCTCAAACGATCAGGTGCCGATCAGTTTGGACAGCCAAGACCGCCGGTGGTTTTGCGTATGGTCGCACGCTCCCAAGATGACCCCGGACGCCGCCGCCAAGATGTGGAAATGGTACGCCGCGGGCGGTTTCGCCGCCATAGGGGCCTGGCTGCATGCCCGGGACGTGGCAGCGTTCAACCCGGGCGCCGCGCCCGCCATGACCGAGTTCAAGCTGAACCTGGTCGAGCATGGCCTGAGCATGGCAGAGTCATACCTGGTCGAAGCGATGCGCCTAAAAGTGGGCGAATTCTCCCGGGGTGTTATCGGTAGCCCCTTTCACGCGGTATGCGACAGGCTGGCAGGGTCAGCACCGGCAGGCGTTAAAGTGCCCCAGCAGGCCCTGCTGCATGCGTTCAAGGAAGCCGGCTGGGTGGATTGTGGCCGGCTCAAGTCCCGGGACTACGACACTAAAAAGCACATTTATTGCGCGCCCGACATGGCCGACCGGCCAAAGTCAGAATTGCGCCGGCTTGTGGAAGATGCACCGTCGGCCGCACTGGTCCGGGTGAAATAAAAAAGGGGCCCATTGGGCCCCTTATAGTTTTAGAATAATTGCGAGTAATGCGGCCGCTAGCACCGCCAAAATCACGGCCACCGCGCCCGCTCTTCTAATTCCTGAACGACGGCCGGATCAATGATCGCCGTGACGTTAACCCCGTCGATCCACGCGCCGGTAAGCGTGTAAATGTCCGGCCAGCCCGGCTCATCCCATGTCGCCGGCTCGCCAGCTTCGAATTCAAATTCGCATTCGAGGGTTAACCCTCGTACGGTATATGGTACGCCTTTCATTTCATTAGCCATAAACAAACCTCCCACTAGATTCACAATCGGGGCACTCAGCCCAGACGGGTGACAGTTCCGCATCAAGATCTATCCCAAAATGCTTGGCGCATGTTTCGCACCCGTGCGTGTCGTTCCAGATAGACGCCGCTTCCTGTTCAACTTCATCCAGTGCGGCATAAAAACGCTTGTAATAGTCCTCCGGCTCTTCGTCCAGTTGCTGAACCTCGAGCACAAAATCTTGCGTGCATTGGTCCACCCCTTCGACAATGCTGCCAACCATCATTGCGGTAACCAGCACGCCTTTTTCGTCTAAGTCTTTCCAAGTCCCAAGCTGGCCCAGTTCGCCACAGTGAACCCATTCGCTAACCAGTTTGTCAAATGGAAAGTCATTGAACCCATCGGGTTCGATGGTTTTGTAGTATTCGATTAGCACGCTTAGATATGCGCCGCAAGCGGTGTATTTGTACACTTGCCGGTACAACTCCGCGGGGCTATCGGCATCGGGGAATGCATCCGCAAAAAATGCATTGCTCAACTGGTCTTCTGTTTTCATTTTGTAACTTTCATTGGTGCAATATAGACATCACGGCCGCGCTGGCGCAGCCATGCAGCGACGCGCTGCGCCCGGTGCCGGGGCACTAGGCGCCGGCCCACCGCCCGGCTGTACCGGGCGCCGGGCGCGAATAATTGAATGCTGTACAGGGTCATGGTTCGATCCCCCGGGCGATGCAATATTGATCGACGGCTTCGAGCACCGGTGTACCGTATAAAAAATAATACTTGGCAGCATCCCAATCGATCCGCCCGGACAATTCGGGGTGATGCGTTATCAGAGCTTCGGTGAATTTAGCGTACCAGTCCGCTTGTGCTTGTGCTTTGGTCTTCATGCGTCAGCCTCCGCCAGGGCGTCAGCCTTGCACCGGTCAACGTCAACGGCCGTTAAACCATAAGCGATTTGCTCCGCTAGTTGTACCGCTTGCTGTGCTTTTGCGTCAGTAGGCGCGCAGAGCGCCAAAACGAGCGCGCGCGTCAATGCTTGGGTTTGTGTCATTCTATGGTTTCCTCGAAAATTTCAGGAATAGCAGGGTCCAGGCCGGCCGGCGTGCGGTTTAACGCGGGTTCAATGGCGCAGGGCACCAGGTGCAGCCGGGAATGGTTCAGGGCCGTATAGGCCGTTATGTAGTCACTGGTGAGCATGCAGTCCGGGTTAAACCGGGGATAATCCCTCTTGCTACTATCGTGTTTTGCTTGGCCCTTGGGCCGGTCCAGCTTGGCACCGCGCCGGCCTTTTGACTTGTCAATTTTGGCCAGTAGGTCCCGGACCGGTTCTGCATTCTCTGGCCGTACAGTAAGGCGCGCGCGCCCGTGTTTAATTACTATCATGTGTTGCCCCTTTGTTGCCGGACGGATTGTCCGCGCTTGGCCACATTATGGCCAAGCACTGAAAATCAGTCCGAAAAAATAACCCCGTTTGGTTGGATTTTGGTTAGATTAGCGGCCGGCACGTGCCGCACGGTTTCCCCGTTTTCGTGCGCTATCCAGGTGCCGGCAAAATCGACGGCCACCACATTAGCGGTAACGCTTACCACGGTGCCGCGCGCCCGCGTGCCGTCATTTGTGCGCCTGATAACGGCCTGAGAAAATGCCACCTTATCGCCTGGATTAAATTGTTTTTTCATATGATAACTTTCAATTTGATAACTTTTGCCATTATTTTGCCATGGGCCGGGTAAGCGATAACCGGGACCGATTTGTCATAACATGCCCGGCAGCCTGAGCATTTCCCGTCGTTTTCATAGGCCCGGCACAATGTCACCATGGCCGGATCGACGCGCGAATCAGGCACGATAACGGACCCATGCAGGCCCGGGGTAAAAACCCCGACAATGGAATCACTGGACGGCCGGACCATGACGTTCGGCAGGGCCTGCATGGCCTGCAAAACCATGGCAAATTTTGGGAATTTGTGCATGCGCGTTGGTAGCCAGTGTTTACACCATGGGGTCCGGACCATAACGTCCAGCATTTTCTCAGCCAGGGCCAGGCTGTACATGTCGCCCGAATCAAACCAGCGAAAATACCGGTCCCGTTCTAATTCCTGGACCATGTCGTCCACCCATTCGAATCGTTCCCAGTCCGTCCGATTAAATTCGCGTGGCGCCCGCACGTTAGCGAATCGATAATTTCCCGTGGTGGCGTAGCATCCTTTGCATGCGTCGACAAGCACGCCGGGGCTTTCAATCGATCCCGGGCACGTGTCCAGGGCTTGCAAGGACCAGGACCGAATTCCGTCGAGTTTTGAAGTAACGCTGATTTTTGGCATGTCGATCCCCTTATTTTGTGAGCACGTCGAAGTAGGCCAGCATGAGCACTAGCAGGCATGCCACAAAAAATAGCGCGCCGGCCGTGTTCACGATAGCGAGCATTAAACGGCCGCGTCGGGTGAAAATGTTGCGTTGCATGTTGTCGGTCCTTAGGTTGTTAAAAATCACAGTGTAACAGAATTCTTTACAGTGGCCGGGCTTTGCGCCCGGCCGGGTTGGTTAGCCAATGATGAATTCGTCGTTAGAAACGACGCCATATGCAAGCGCGAGGGCCAAAATTTCATTCTGGCTTTTCGCGCTGCGCGCTGCGCGGTAGAGTGCGGACAATGCGCGCGCCATGTAATTCGGGCCTAGTGTGGCGCCGTATTGGATTGTTTTTGCTGCTTCACGGGTTTCTGCTTTGGTCATGTCGTTCGCTCCGGTTGGTTGTTGATGTATCCAATGTAAGGGATTGTTTGACACTTGTCAAGGATTATTTTACTAGGACTTTCCCTAATAGGGTTTTTGTGGACCATGCGGACAAAAACGCGGACAACGTGCGCGGCCTAATTTGTCCACATGGCGCGCCAATGAAAAAGGGGCTTTGTGGACAATGTGGACTATGTATATATGAAGATATGAAAATTATAAAAGTGTATACAATAACTGTATACAATATTATAAGCCAGCGACTTAAATTTGACGGCCACATTGTCCACATTGTCCACACTTCGCCCACGCCAGAAAACCCCGGCGCATGCATGTGGACCATGTGGACAATTGTTTTTTGCATGGTCCACATTGTCCACGTATGCCCGGCCATGCGCGCGCCTGGTGATGCGCGCCGGCCATGTGGCTGCATGCAATGGCCCGACATGTGTGGACATGTCCACATGGTCCACGCCCGGCCGGCATGTGAAGTAAGCACTCACTCACTCACCAGGTTGTAAGTGAGTGCTAACTGGGGCGGTGCATGTTAGTAAGTGCTCACATACCAGGCTGTAAGTAAGTGCCCACTGACTTAGGGGGTGGGGGTAGGGCCGAGCGGCAGGGCCAGCCGGTAACGGAGGGGCTACAAACAAAATTTTTTTTAGTATAAAATCCGCGCACACGTACCAGTGGCTGGAGAATCCATGTTTTACTCGCTTCCATTTGAGGCGCGCAAAGTCGAAGCGACAGAGGCGCGCTTAAACCGAATCTACGATGCTGCCAAGTTGGGCCTCAAAGGCGACAGCTTGGCTATGGCTGCGGGCATGTTGCCTACCGAGTACCGCCAACTGTGCCAGCTTGACCCGATTGCCGAGGTCGCTGCGTTGAAGGGCAAGGCCGATGGCGAGATAGAAGCCTCACGCCAACTGCACAAAGCCGCCGCTGAAGGGGACGCCAAGGCCAGCTTGGCGATCTTGCAGCATGTCCACGGCTGGGTCGCCAAGCAGGCCATCACCATCGACGTGGATCAGCGCATCTCGATCACCGCCGCCCTGGCCGAAGCCGAGCGGCGCGTCATGGACGTTATCGAGAACAACCCAAGTGAATACCTCACGCCAAAACTAGATGCAGTCCACCAAGTACAGCGCTGAAGACGAACAAGAGTTGATGGCGCGGCTGTGGTCGCCCCAGATCAAGGACAACCCGCTGGCGTTCGTGATGCTGCTGTTCCCGTGGGGCGTCAAGGGCACGCCGCTGGAGCATTTCAGTGGGCCGCGCAAATGGCAGCGCGAGGTGTTGCAAGACATCGCGGCGCACATCAAGCAAAACGGCGGCAAGATTGACTTCGATACCCTGCGCGAAGCGGTCGCGTCAGGCCGTGGTATCGGCAAGTCGGCCCTTGTGAGTTGGCTGGTGATTTGGATGCTGTCCACGCGGATCGGCTCGACGACCATCGTGTCGGCCAACAGCGAGTCGCAGTTGCGTAAGGTGACCTGGGCCGAGATCACCAAGTGGCTGGCGATGGGGCTGAACAGCCACTGGTTTGAGGTCAGCGCCACCAGCCTGCAACCGGCCAAGTGGCTGACCGAGTTGGTTGAGCGCGATCTGCGTAAGGGCACTCGGTATTGGGGCGTTGAGGGCCGGCTCTGGTCGGCTGAGAATCCAGACGCGTTTGCGGGTGTGCACAACATGGACGGCGTGCTGGTCATCTTCGACGAGGCCAGTGGTATTGATGACGCCATCTGGGCGGTGACTGCAGGTTTCTTTACGGAGAACACGCCCAACAGGTTCTGGTTTGCGTTCTCCAACCCCCGCCGCAACACGGGGTACTTCTACGAGACGTTCCACTCCAAGCGCGACTTTTGGAACACCAAGGTGGTGGACGCCCGCACGGTCGAAGGAACAGACAAGGCGGTCTACCAGCAGATCATCGACGAGTACGGGCCGGACTCAGCCCAGGCGCACGTCGAGGTGTACGGCCAGTTTCCAAGCGCGGGCGATGATCAGTTCATCGGCGCCAATACGGTCGACGAGGCCATGAAGCGGGTCAAATACCAAGACATGAGCGCGCCCATTGTGATCGGTGTCGATCCGGCGCGGTTCGGTGCGGACGCGACAGTCATTGCCGTGCGGCAGGGGCGCGACATCGTGAAGATCATCAGGCACCGAGGCGACGACACCATGACCGTGGTGGGGTATGTGATTGACGCCATTGAGGAATACAAGCCCACGCTGGTCGTCATTGACGAGGGCGGGCTGGGGGCGGGCATTGTGGACAGGCTCAAAGAGCAGCGCTACAAGATCAAGGGCGTAAATTTTGGCAACAAGTCCAAAAACCCGATCATGTACGGCAACATGAGGGCGCAAATGTGGGGCGACATGCGGGAATGGCTCAAGACGGCCAGTATTCCGAACGACAGGTTCTTGAAGACGGACTTGATTTCGCCTATGATGAAGCCTGATTCACGTGGAACAATCTTTTTGGAGTCGAAAAAAGACATGAAATCACGCGGTTTAGCCTCGCCAGACGCTGCGGACGCTATTGCAGTGACGTTTGCCTTTCCCGTGGCCCATCGGGGCGAGTACAATGCGCGCACAACCACCCGCCGAACGTATTCAGACACTTCGGCCAACACATCTTGGATGGGAAGCTAGATGGCAACGAAAAA